AACTTGTAAGGAAATCTATTTATATCATCCATTAGGAGCACGAATTGTTGAGGGGCCGGTTAGCCTCGCAATGGCACAGAAGAGAGACATTAAGGTCCCTGATAGTCCCGGTGAACATTGTGTCGACGCATTTTCAAATGAATGGAAGAACTTGGCTGGTGATTATCTTGTTCACAATCTGCTTACTGTTTCTCGTATATATGGCGTTGCTTCTATTGCCCTTCTCGTTGATGGAATGAAAAGTAATGAATCTATCAACTACTGGGACTTACCTGATCTCAACATCAGTTTTAATATTCTTGATCCTCTTAATACTTCTGGCAGTCTAGTATTAAATCAAAATCCGAATGCCATGGATTTTATGAAATACTCGCAAATTGCTGTCGCTGGAACCACTTATCATCAATCTCGAACTGTAACAATTACGAATGAAAAACCTATTTATCTTGGGTACACTACTTCTGCTTTTGGTTATGTTGGTCGAAGTGCTTATCAGCGTGCTTTTTATCCCCTCAAATCTTATATTAAGTCATTAATTGCTGATGATCTTGTTGAGACCAAAGTCGGTGTTCTGGTCGCCAAGATCAAACAGCCTGGGAACTTCGTTGATAACATTATGTCCTGGGCCGCAGGTTTCAAACGGGCTCTAGTGAAAGAGGCCGAAACCGGTAATGTATTGAATATTACGCCAGATGAGGACATTGAATCTCTTAATATGCAGAATCTGGAGGGTCCTCATGTCCTCGCACGCCGTAATATACTTGAAAACATCGCAAACGCGGTCGATATGCCAGTTAAACTCCTTACACAAGAATCATTTGCTGAAGGATTCGGCGAAGGTTCTGAAGATGCCAAGGCAGTCGCCCGATATATGGACCGCCTACGCGAAACTATGGACCCTGTGTATCGATTTTTGGATCGAATCGTTATGCATCGGGCTTGGACCCCCGCGTTCTTCAAATCCTTGCGTAAGAAGTTCCCAGAGAAATATGCAGACACAACTTACCGAGAAGCCTTTTATGAGTGGATGAATAGCTTCCAAGCTGTGTGGCCTTCGTATTTGCGTGAGCCAGATTCCGACCAAGTCAAGGTCGATGATACGAAGATGAAGGCTGCTATATCTGTTTTCCAAATTCTGGAACTGAGTTTTGATCCTGAGAATAAGGCACGACTTGTACAGTGGCTTGCGGATGCAGTCACGAATAACAAGCTTCTGTACTCAAGTCCTTTAAATCTTGACTATGGGATATTGCTCAAGCAATTCAAGAAACTTGATAAGCAAGATGAAGAAGAGCGTAAAGTAATGCTTGAGGGTGCGTCGGCTGGTCCTGGTGGTGGTGGTAATGGTGCGAAGAAACCAGGGAAATCGGGAGACCCACGTCAAGTTCAGATACCAAAGGTCAAGATGGCTCGGGCGGATGATGCCACTGATGGTGTAGTTCGACTCATAGAGCACTTTAAAGATGCCGCTCACAAGTGAGGTAGCCCGATCCTTAAGTTATCTTCGCAAACGCTATAATGTCTCAGAACGTGATTTGGTGGCCTTGGCGAAGAAGTTGGAAGCTCAGGAAGAACCCGAAGAAAGCTGGGAACAGATTGTTCAGAACTATAAGCGGCAACGAATGAGAAGGCGTAGATAATGCCTTTGACCGAAAAGGGCGAAAAGATAAAGGGGGCCATGAAAGAGAAGTATGGTCCTGAAAAGGGTGAGGAAGTTTTCTACGCGAGTAAGAATAAGGGCACAATCACTGGTGTAGATGATATGAAAAAGTCTGATCGTGTGCCATTGGAAGAAGGTAAATCAAAGGAAACTGTGAATAAGAATGTGAACAAACTGCTAGAAAAAGGCCATAGTGAGGAAGCGGCAGTGGGAATTGCTCAACGTAAGGCTAAGAGCGACGATAATCAACATATGGGCTTTGTCAAGGGCGAAGCACCTGATGTCGAGAAACTTGTTTCTTTGTGTGATTCGTTGACATCACGAATGGATGCGTTTGAACATAGACGAGCGATGCAGAAGACACAACCGGTTAAACCGCGTACGAAGGACAATATGCAACCTAGCAATCGACATCCCAAGGAAGTTCGTGAACCTGGGAGTGCCTAATGATTGTCGGGGCAGGTATTCTTTTAAAAGCTCCTTCGGGGAAGATTCTATTCTGCCGACGAACTGATGGTATTGGATGGGCGTTTCCAGGTGGTGTGAAAGAAGACATTGAGTCAATTGAACAATGTGCTGTTCGCGAAACTTTTGAGGAAACGGATTATCGAACTGGACATGTTGGGAAGTTTCTATGCCGCAGAGTGAAAGATGATGTGGATTTTACGACCTTTGTGTACGATACCGATGGTGAATTCACACCACACTTTAACCACGAACATGATGCATTTGTGTGGGCGACACCTGATGCTGCAATGCAGCTACATCTACATCCAGGGGTTCTAGTTGCACTGCGTAAGTTGAAAGGAATGAATGAGTTAGAGCTTGCTGAGGCTATCCGTGATCAAGAACTCGTTTCGCCGCAATACATCGAAAATGTCTGTTTAGTTGATATGAGAATAAGTGGAACCGGGTTTTCGTTTCGTCCTAAACTCAACGAGTGGGTCTATCGTCGTGACACCATTTATCTTACCCCTGAGTTTCTGCAACGTTGCAATGGGATTCCTATTATTCTGGAACACCCAAGCACTCAGATACTCAATTCAGATGAGTTTGCTCAAAGAATCGTCGGAACTATGTTTCTTCCCTATGTTAAAGCTGATGAAGTATGGGGAGTAGCAAAAATCTATGACAATGAGGCTATTGGACTTATCAATACTGGTGAATTGTCAACTTCGCCAAGCGTTGTTTTCAGAGACCCGAAGGTTAATTATACAATAGAATTGGAAGAAGGAGGTCATTTACTAGTTGAAGGAGAACCTAGTTTCGTTGATCATTTGGCAATTTGTGAAAGAGGCGTTTGGGATAAAGGCGAGGACGCCAGTGGGATTCGAGTAGATTCTGGGGAAGTAGGTGAGCCGCAGGAGAAAGTTGTAACTGCTAAGATAGATGAGAATGACTTGCCTGCTTCTTCTTTGCCTGTTGTTGGTGAGGGTGCAGAACCTGCTTCGATGCAGCAAGGTATTCCACCTAATTTGGCTGGTCTTGTCGATGGCATGGGGAAGCTCAATGATAGGATCGATAAGTTTCTGACTAGACGTGACTTGATGGTGCGTTAAGGCGCGGTGTCGCGCGATAGCTGCTAACTCATAGGAGACACATATGGCAGGAACAGCAAGCGTCGATACCATGCTGGCCGACGCGATTTCGAAAATGGATGCTCTCACCAAGAGGATGGATGCCCTCGAAACTGGTGAAGGTCACAAGAACCCTATTAAGGGAGACGATGACAAGAAGAAGGACGATGCCGTCAAAGCCAAGTCCGACGATGATGACGACGATGATGACAAGAAGGACGACGCCACCACTGTCAAGAGCAAGATTCTTGCGGATGATGATGACGACAAGAAGGACGATTCGAAGAAAGCTGATGCCAAGAAGGCTGACGATGGCGAATTGGAGATTAAGCATAAGGGGAAGGACGACAGCAAGAAGGCAGATACCAAGAAGGCTGACGCCAAGAAGGCCGATGCCAAGAAGGCCGATGCCAAGAAGGCTGATGATGATGACGACGACGACAAAAAGTCTGATGATGATGACGACGACAAAAAGTCCGACGATGATGATGACGATAAGAAAAAGGATGATGATGCCAAGAAGTCTGATTCCATCGGCGTGTTGCGTCGTCAGATCGCAGACCAAGCATCTGTCATTGCTCGCCTTGAACGAATGATGAAGCCCAAATCCGATGACGAGCACGCTGCATTTGCAGATGCTCAGGCCAGGGCAGATTCTGTTTATCAGGGCTTCGGTAAGCACGCTCCTCGTCCGCTTGAGGGTGAAGTCCTCTTCGATTACCGGAAGCGTCTTGCCACGAATCTGAAAATGCATTCAGCTATGTGGAAGGGCGTGAAACTTTCCCGGTTGGACGAGGAAGCCTTCGGCCCTATCGAGTCTCAAATTTACGCCGATGCAGCGACAGCAGCCGCGAATCCTTCGGATTTGGAGGCTGGTGAGTTGCGCATGGTTACGAAGATTGACCCAACGACCGGTGTTCGGTCGAATGTCTTCTATGGCAAGGAACACTTTGTCAAAAGCATGGGACGCCCTGGCCGTAGGGTTGCTTCCTTTAGCACCAGAGGCTCGGTCTAATCTTCTTGGAACCTCATAGAGAAAGGTGACGCCAATGGTTGCGAACATTGCATTCAACCCATACGTCCAGACTTCTGCGGCTGGAATGTTCAACATTGAGTCCGACGGGTTTATTGTCGGAACTGCTATGCCAGACCCGGCAGCGCGGTTTGCGCTTTCCGGTGGTTGGCTCGCAGCGGCTGAAACACTGCCGATGTTCGGTGGTATCGCCATCAATGAAAGTGTGCCTACGGAGCGATCTACTGCTCCTGCGACTCCGACACGAGCGGATATTTCGTTGGGAGGTGTGATTGCTCGTGCAACCACCCTCGTGGCTGGAGCCGGAAGTGTAACTGGATTCAGTGTCTTTGATCAGAACTATGCGGCAGTGAATACACCGCAATCACCGGTTCCAACAGTTGGAAGCGGAGGTTTGGTGAATTTCTATCGTCTTGGTTCTGGCATTCGTCTCGCTTTGGCAATCGATCCAGCTCTTGTTACACTGGAAGGTGGCCTGATCACGCAACAGGTCTCTTGGGACTTTGCCCTTCAGAGGATCGTTGCTTTTGCGACTACCGCACTGGCAGTGAGAATTCTGCAGATCAAGTCTTCAGGATGCATGGTTCCCAGCTATTCGGCTGGAACTGGTTTTACGACTTGGAACTACAATGGAGCAGCGGCACTCTGCTTGCTGTAATCTTCCACCTGAAAGGCCGGGCCAGTTCTGGCCTAAACCATAGGAGTGAATGATGGCCAATATTTCCCCGGCATTCGTTCAGGTTCATCCATCGTATATGATGCCTGATACGCTCATGCCGTATTCTCAAGCATCTGGGGCCTTTGATCTCTTGGCTTCGGGTGGGCCGCTTGTGCGGTTGGCTGATGGAGATCTGTACGCTTATATCAAGCGTGTGGACCTTCGTACGAGGATGGCTGCTGGCCAATCGGCTTACAACCAATTGCCCGGTGTCAACTTCGCGCTGTCACAAATCAGTGCGCCCACGTACCTTCTGCGTGTTCGTGCTGAGTACGATCATCACGATACGGCGGCGATGGCTCGGTGGGGCCTTTCGATTGTAGATGCACACCGACTTGGAATGCGTCAGGCGACATTCCAGCTTATGCGGAATGCTTTGCTGTACGGCTTCAACCCGGCTAACGGCGAAGGGTTGCTGAATGCGAGTGGAGCGACAGCCATCACACTACCGGCAGATAGCGCCGGCAACACGACTGTTGTGACTTATGACAATGGTCAGATGGCCTTTTTCATCATCTCGCAGATTCAGGCTATTAAAACCCGAACCAATCAACTCGGCATTGGTAGGGGATTTGTTGTCATTGGTCCACAGCGAACTCTCGGTGCTATGGAATACCAGAACATTGTTCAGCTTACCAGCTATCAGCGTCCTGGTGCTGGTTCTCAATCCACGGCAGGTGTCGTGAAAGATGTTTTGGAAATGAATGACGATAATATCACCTGGGGCTATGATGATACTCTCATCGGCAAGGGTGCTGGTGGGAATGATGCAATCATCATCTGTATGCCTGAGGTGGAACAACCGAAGGGTGCTCGCATCAACACCAACGAATTTGCGAAGCTAACTCCATCACTTGAGGCTTGTACCTTGATGTTGGCCGATATGGTCGCACCGAGGGAAATTCCTGTGCCTTTGGCTGGTGGAGCGATTGACGTGCTTGCCGAACAGCGTTGCACAAGCGGATGGGCAGTGCGTCCGGAAGCGCTCACAATTTGCACGATGCAGTACCAGTGATCGGTTAGGCGAGGTCCGTGGGGTCCTCGAAATCAGCGCAGCCGGTCGCTCCCTAAACACCGGTAATCTGCGCTAGTACGAATTGACGTGCTTCAAACTGTAGGGGCGACTGTAAGCGTCCGGTGCAGATTATCATCAAAGGATACCAACATGGCTCAGGTCACTGTTACGGAAGCTGAAATTGGTCAAGTCATTGCGACCAATTCTATGGTGCATGAAATTACACTGGTGACAGTTCCAACAGATTACAGAAGTTATTTTACTTTAACTGATACTAGTCAAGGAGTTGAGAGAGAGGTTTTCAATATTGACCCTTCAACAAGTCATGTCGGTGCTGGGTCTGTTTTGCTTGCTGATGGATCTGTATATTTTGAAAATCTAACAGTGAAGAATGTTCCTGCTGGGACTAGTTTCTTGATTGATTACACTCCTCCACCAACCTTGACTTCAATATCACCGGATACGGCTGTTGCTGGAACTGATCCTGATTTCGTGTTATCTTGTGTTGGGACTGATTTTACTCATGCTAGTGTAATCTATTTTGGCCAGGAAGATGAGCCAACAACATTCGTGTCTGATACTGAAATAACAACAGGTGTAAAACCTTCATTGTTTGTACCAGACACTGTGCCTGTGAAAGTACGGACTGGGGCGTTGGATACTGATTCTGTTGATTTCACGTTTACGGCTGCTGCAACTGAATAAGGACTAGGAACATGCCTGAGCTGTACATCGGAAATGTCTCAAAACAGATTTTTCAGTTTTGTTATCGTTCGCCTGAACGACCTGGAGTGATTGTCCAAACAATTCCTATTGGCGGACAAATTCGCATTTCGCCCAATGGGCAGCACATTGATCTCAGTACACCTGAGATTGAAGCCATTATTTCGCAGCATCGTATCTATGGTATTGTTCCTATTGAGGAGGTTGACAAACTTCGTGGACCTTTTGATGGGATTTGTTACTCTATTGGCAAGGCTATTTCTGTAGAGAAATTGCGCCGTGCAATGTTAAAGAAGGAAGAGGCATTAAAAGCCTTTGGTCAGGTAATGCGTAAAGAAGCTGCGCTTGCGGTCAATTCACAAATAGAAGAACAAATTGGGGCTCCTTTGCGTGAGTTGGAAATGAGTTTCCAGGAAGAAGAACCCAGGGCGGGTTATTCTGAAGATGTTGACCATTTGGCAGAAGGAGTGCGTGTGACTCGTGAAGCTGTGGTTCCAATGGGTCGTCGTAGATGAATAATATAACTCCTCTACGTTCAGTTCCTAGATCTGTTCCACCTATGGGATTGCCTGCTGGTGATCCGACGTTTGCTGGATTTCAGTGGTTTGTGGCGCATATTATGGCAGTTCCTACAGGCTCTATGCCTGATGACTCATGGTTACAAGTCGCTTACGATGAAGCTTTAAATCTTACTTATTATGGATTGGCGACTGTTCCCAGTCAACCTACCACTCCTTCGATTTATGCGTTTGCAGTCTATAATCTTGGTTGTGCTCTTTTGCTGGAGTTTGCTCAGGATGATCCTAACGCAACTCCTCCTGGTACTTATTGGAGTACTTTACGGAATACATTGGGCATCAATAATGCTACATATGGGATGGTGAATTCTGCTGCTGACCAGGGAACATCTGAATCTATGTATATTCCTGAAGTGATTAAGGGAATGACTTTATTTGATCTTCAATTAATGAAGTCTCCTTGGGGCCGTACATTCCTTATGATTTCTGGTGAGTGGGGGACAATCTGGGGTTTGACGATATAAACAGAGGCACTACAATATGAAGTTGATGCTAGGTTTTGAGAGTTTTCCTTATTCGGCTAGATATACTGCTAATTCACCATTACCTTCTTTATTGAAGGCACGTAAACCAAGGGTGATGACTCCTACCCATACAGCTTATGGGGCAGGAAAGACCACAGGTCAGGTATCAAAAGAGTTAGAAGAACGATATAAAATCGTAGAGGAATTTTGGAAATTTGAAGAAGATAGCTTTGTTGAAATACTTGAGGAGGCATTTGCTGAAGATTTGGAAGATGTTATGCAAATGAAGAAACTTACTAAACAAACAAGAGGTATATCGGTTAAAGAAACGGATCAAATTGAACAAAGATTTAGACAAAATTTATCAGCACGTCGATATGATGGGATAATCTCTGGAGTTCCGACACTGGCTGCTCAACGTGGCGTGTCACATATGAGGGCACAGCCTTATTCAAGAAAGAATCCACCACGCGCAAGCTTTGTTGATACAGGAATGTATCAACGAAGCTTTAGAGCGTGGGTAGAAGATGTGGAGGAATAAATGATTAATCAAATCCTGCTAGTCTTCGCATTTGTTTTTGCTGTCATCGCTGCGTTGTTCATTACGACTGTTAATCGACCACCTGTTACTGTTCACTTCGGTTGGCTTGCCGTTGCATTCTATATTTTATCTATCTTACTAAGTGCATCTGGTGTAAAATAAGGAGGATCAAATGGCGACGACCCCTTGCTCACCGGTTAATAAACCGGGAGGTCCACAAGGCAAAGGGAAACCATTGCCTAAGAAACCATTGCCCAAATCTCCTGGAGCTTGTTCAAATCCATCAAATTCAACACGCAAGAAATAATGCCTACGACTTGGATTTTACCGGCTCCTCAGCAATTACCGCAAGACTATTATGCAAGGCAAGTGCCTCCTCCAGTGGTGACACTGCCTCCTGTTGTCACGCCGCCTGATATACCACCTTATGTTCCTCCTGATGCAGCAGTGAGCAGTGGTGGAGTTTACTATGGTCCTACTCCACCAGTCGATCCACAATATGGTTGGCTTTGGACAATGGGTCAAGGTCGTCTTTTCGTGTATATGGAACCCGGTGTTTGGACTCAGGTGTCAACAAACTGGTAATCAATGAACGCTCCATTACGTCCTAATCCTCTTGCAGCATGGACAGATTTTACGCCAACTGGTCCGTGGGCAGATGGAACTGTTGTTGTTCGTAATCTTGATGGAGTAGGGTTTACTTATTCTGCTTCTTTAAATGCTTTGATTGTTAATCCGAATATATCTTATAGTGTGAAGAATGCTAACAATCTTATTATTCAAAATCTGCCAGATCCAACAAATGCATTAGATGCTGCTAATAAGGAATATGTGGACGGTCACACAGTATCTGGTGGTTCTGATGCACCTTCTGATGGCACTTACTATGGTCGGTTTAATGCTACTTGGAGCAATGTACTTTCATTGGCGGGTGGGACTTTAACAGGGCCTCTTATTCTAGCTGCTGATCCAACAGTTGCTCTAGGTACAGCGACGAAACAATATGTTGACGCTCATGCTGGTCCCGTAGGTCCTCAAGGTCCCGCAGGCCCGCAAGGTCCTATGGGAGCCACTGGTCCTCCGGGTCCTACTGGTGCTACTGGAGCAACGGGTCCTGCAGGTCCTCAAGGTCCGGTTGGAGCTACTGGTGCTCAAGGCCCTATAGGAAACACTGGTCCAGCCGGCCCAACTGGAGCGACTGGAGCGACTGGTCCAGCCGGAGCAACGGGTCCTCAAGGTCCACAAGGCACTCCTGGTGTAGGCTATATTTCTGATACTCCTCCTGTTGGCGCTCCTGTAGGAAGTTTGTGGTGGGAAAGCGATTCTGGTGTTCTGTATGTTTATTATAATGATGGTGATAGTACTCAATGGGTTCAAGCCGCAGGTTCTAGTGCTAGCGGCGGCGTATCAATTTATATCTCTGATACTGCTCCAACAGGAGCATCTGTTGGAAGTATGTGGTGGAAAAGTAGTTCTGGTGTTCTGTATGTGTATTATAATGATGGCAACAGTACTCAGTGGGTCCAGGCCGCAGCCTCACCAGCAGATAGCACTTATTTTATACTGAAGACCGGTGGCACGATGACTGGGACTCTGGCCCTTGCTGCCAACCCGGTTAATCCGCTAGAGGCTGCAACGAAGCAATATGTTGATACTAAGGTGGGGACTCCGACTGCTGCTCGTGTTGGATTAAGTGCTTCTTTAACAGGGTACGCTTTTGGAGCATTTACAAAAATTCCTTTTGATACAACAGTTTTCAATGTGGGGGGTGGAATTACGATTACTAGCAATAACCGACTTACCCCAACGATTGCTGGTAAGTATTCTGTTTCAATGTCTATAGGGTGTATAGCATCCGGAGGCACTTTGACTCAAATTGTTGCTTGTATTTATAAGAATGGTGTTTTAGATTCTGAATCAACATGTTCTGCTCCTGCAACAGGGGCTCAAGCTGGAATTGCAATAGCACCACTTTCATCTATTGTAGATATGAATGGTTCAACCGATTTTATCGAAGGTTATGTTTGGGGAACTGGGAGTGCAGGGACATTGACAATTGGTTTCGGTAACTTGGCACAAGCTTATCTTTGTATGTCTCTGATACATTAAAATGAGATAACAACGTGGCTATGGATTTCCCTAATACTCCGGCTGTTGGTGATCTTTATCCAACAGCGCCGACCATTGGTACTCCGCAATATAGGTGGGACGGAAGTTCATGGACAGTGGTGGTTACGCCGAGTCCTGGTGGTAACTCAGGATCGACGGCTCGTGTTTCTGTACATACTGCTAATCAAACAGGAATACCAGTAACTACGTGGACGAAAGTATTGTTTGATACGACTGATTATAACCATGGAGGTTTAATTAATATTTCATCTGATCGTAGTCGATTTACGCCGAATATGGCTGGTGACTATATTGTAGTAGTTTCAGCTTGTTTACTTTCCAGTGGTGGTACGTTACTATCTGGAGATGTTGCAATCTATAAAAATGGAGCAGCATACTCTTTTTCTCAGACTAGTGGGCCTTCAGGAGGTCCGTTAATTAATCAGACTATACAACAGTCTATAGATATTGTACCAATGAACGGTACAACTGATTATTTGGAATGTTATGCTCTTGGGACTTCATCTGCTGGCACTATTACTGTATCTCCTGCTCTTGCTTCTGCTTCGACCTATATGTCGATCTACGGGCCGGTGTGGAGTCTATCTTCTGTACCAACAGCACTTGCTGCTCGTGTTTCTAATCATTCTACTCCACAGACAGGTATTGCTACGGGGACGTTTACTAAGGTATTGTTTGATACAACAGATTTTAATCACGGAGTAGGAATAACGATTAGTGCTGACCATAGTCGTTTTACTCCGACTGTACCGGGTGATTATCATGTTGTTGCATCTGTTTTAACATCAGGTGTTGGTGGGATTATAACAACTGCTTTCACATGTATTTATAAGAATGGTGTGGATATTTCTATATCTCAGGGAGCATCTGCACAGACAGGTACAAGTAATAATCAGGCAATAGTGCAAGCGGTTGATGTTGTTCCAATGAACGGCACAACTGATTATCTGGAATGTTATTTCTTAGATTATACACCAGCAGGAACAATTTCTGTTGGAGCTAATGCTATCTATACATTTATGGCGATTTATGCATCGGTAGTTGGCGCACTTGCTCCATTAAGTTCTTATGGGACATGGACTCCTACTGATGCTAGTGGAGCAGGTCTAGTTTT